TTGGGAAAAACCATATCGTTGGGTAAAACCTGAAGAAGTAGAAGAAGCAAAACCCACTAAAACTTCTTCATATGAAATGCCTAAGTATGATTTGAGTTGGGAATCATTATACGAGTCTGAATTCAAGGATACACCCATTGAATATGTAACTCTTACAGAAAAGGATTATGCTAATGATTTTTATCAAAATATTGGTATGACACCCACTGATAAAGTTATGGCGATTTGGGGGACAATTCCAAGGAGCATTATGTTTGGTTCATCTGAACATGATATAAAAGATGAAATTCTTGCTCAGTATACGATTCCTAGTAGAGCGACAACATTTATAAATTATCATCCACCTAGATTGACTCCTAAACCAGAGTGGGCTACTGATTCAAATGACCCATTTCCTGAAATACCGTCTGATATTAAAGAAATTCATTATGATGATATTCCAGAATTTTATGCTAAAAATAATTATGGAGATGCCTTACAACAGTTTGAATTTGGTGATAAATCTTTGAAAGGAGTAGCTAGAAAACTAGTTGAATTAGGTGGGATGGATTCTGAGAGATTTTATGAAGCCCTTAAATGTGTTGATGGAAAACTAGACTATTCCTATGCTGCCGAGGTTTTTAGTGAATTTTTTCCAAACTATGGTGGTTCAGGTAAGGGTGTTACCGAGAAACAGGCTAAACTAGCTATTGAAAAATTTCAGGATATGACTCAGAAATCTATAGAACATAGAGGATTACCAGAAAAGTTTTATGTATTTCGTGGTGGTAAAGTTCACGGTGATGATATACCGACACCAACATCTCTTAGTCCGGGTACAGCAGCATTAAATTATTTTAGTCAAAAGGGTGTTGGGGAACCCTATGTAGCGATGTATGAAGTTAATCGTGATGATATTTTATTAGATTTAAATGCTATGAAACCTGACGCTCAACATGAAGAAGAACTTACAGTTTTAGGTAGGAATTTAAAAAACCCTATTAAAATTAGATTGAGTAACCAAAATATTTTAAACCCAGAGTTTTTTAAACAGAAACAGGAAGTAGACGAAGCTGATAAAGTTCTTGCTGATACTTTTGACTCTTTAGATAAAGTGACAGGTGGTTTAAGTTCTCCAACATTTAGAGATTTTAGGGATTTACCACCAGATGAAGAAGTTGCAGCGAGAATGAAAGCTCGTGGATTGGAGTGGAAGAAAGAAACCCATAGATGGGTTCGACCCGAAGAAGATGATGAATCCGATACAGAAACAAAAATACATGAATTAAGTGGCGATAGAGATGAATTTTTTGATGCTCTTATGGAACGATTTCTTGAGAAACGAGATTCTACTGCGGAACTAACAAATGAGCAAAAAATGTATTTTTCTCATATTAAGGATTCTTTAGATAAAGATACTGATGAACTACTTGAGCATGTGAAAGATAGATATACTCAGATAATTAATGAAACACGAGATATGTCACCGTCTGAAAGAGATAAACATTGGTGGGAATTGGCAGATGAACTCCGTAAAAAAATGACTGCTAGAACTTATATCCCTGAATTATATGTAAACGCTAAGAATTCTGTTATTGATACAATAGAAGCAACTGATGTAGAGTCTGATGTAGAGTCTGATGCAGTTTTAGAGTTTGAAGGTGACACTTTTGAAATTAGTTCTATGCTTACTCAACCATATATTATAAGTCAATTGAAAGAGTTAGAGCAGAATGTACAAGAAATTTTTAATGATGAGGATAAGCATTTATTTCCAAAACAAAATGAATATTCGCCATTCTTTGCTATCCATAATATACGTGACCTGCTTGTAAATTCTATGTTAGTTAGGGGAGATGATTTTACACATGAAGATGTTGTTGATTTATATTTAGATGGTGTTTTGGATATAGATAATTCAGAAGGTTTGATACGAGGTTTAACAGATAGCCTTAGACATTCTATTCTAAATTTTAGTGATACAGAAAACCTTAATACTTTACTTAACTTTTCTAGAGATAACCTATTTAAATTTGATACTAATGCTCGTATGGACAATCAAAACTTAATATTAATGACTTACACTAAGTCATCTTCAAAAGATAAAAAATTTATGCGAGATTCGTTAGTAAACTCATTTAAGGATAAAGAATTATTATCCTTAATTAATAGACGTTTTAGTGGAGATGTTCTACCATCAGATGTTTCTGATGTTTTATCTACAATCAACCAATTATCCTTTTCTATATTTTCTGATATGTTATCGGATGGCGATATTGATGGTTTAGTTGAATTCTTTTCTGATGAGAATATTCCTATGGGCATTCTTAATAGGTTCGGAGCAAAAAGTGGGGAACCTACTGAGGATACTATTTTTCACGCTTTATCTCAGAATATGACTGCTGAAGAATTTACTAATCATGTGGATACATTTTTAGGAGCCGGGAGGGTTTTACGTCAAGCTGGAGTAGAAGCATTACATTATGTTGACCCTAGTCATCCAGCGTTGTTAAATTTAGCGAAAACTGAAACAGACCCTACTATTTTATCGAGTTTAGCTAATATACTACCTCTTACTTTTGTAGATGGTTTATTAACTAATTTACGAGATTTAAAATCAACAGATGATATTGATTCATTACGTGAACGAGCTAACAGTGAATATATTAGTGAAACTCCATTTGAAAGTACTGAAGAATTTTTACGAGAGGGTTTTCTAACAGGGGTGCTTACACCAATCAGTTCTGAAGAGGTTGCTTTAACTGTTGATGAAGATGGTAATGAGTTAGAACCAACTGGATTAGGACAAGTAACTAAAGAAGCGATGGAAGCCGTAAGAATAAATAATAAGTATTATAATAAAATTAAAAGTGTGAATGATTCAACTTTATTCAAAGCAAATGCAAGAGTAGATATTATAGAGGATAAGGGGTTAAGTATTCAAAATATAGAGGAGTTTCAATCAGCATTACGTGATACTGATTCAGATTTTAGTACATGGGCAGATTCTCTAGATATTGAATTTATAGATGAATTAAAGAGAGGTTTTGACCCATACGAAGATGACCCCGGCTTACCTGCGGTTTTTGATGAACTTTATTGGGGAACTAAATTTGGTTCTATGCATACAGACTCTAAAAGTGGTTGGGAAGGCAGTAGCTCTTCTGTTTGGGGTGGAATCTTAAAAGAATCTGTTGGAAGACAATTTGATGATAAGGTTATTTATCACTCTCAGAAATTATCTAGGGAGAGTATTGATGATGCGCTAGAAAGAGAGCGAAATAGTGTTTTTAATTCTTCTAGTTTAACAACGGCTAATATGAATCAAGAAAATTTAGATGAATATGTACGAATTCATAAAAATATGACTAGAGCATTGTTAGATAGAAGTTTTCCATTTAGTGATACGTTTGAGGTTTGGCGTGGTAGTGAGGGTGAGGTAACTGAAGATGATTTTAGGTTATTAACTGAAGATTACCAATCTGCAACAATTAATCAAAATTCATTAAGTAGCTACTCATTAAGTGAAGAAATTGCAATGGACTTTGCCGAAAAAACTGCTAATGAGGGTAAAAATAGTGTTGTATTATCTATACCTGAGTTACATAAAGATAACATTTGGTCTACATTTTGGTCACATTCATATCAGGGAAATGAACGAGAGGTTCTTGTCATCAATGACCCTAATACTGACATCTCCGCAAGAAGGTATGCCGAAGAGTTTATAGCTACTGATGAACTAAATGCTGAATATATAGATGACTATGATATAGAGCAGATATATGGGTTGGGTTGGGGTTCTCAAGACTATGTTAATGAGTTTAAAGGAGATTCAACCGAATTGGCTCAATATATAACGGATACATTAACAGACAAGGGTAACGCTCCTTCTCTATATGATGAAACTGACCTAATGACTAAATACCTTAATTCAAATTCATATGATGAGCAGGAATTTAACGGTTGGGTTAGCTATGCCGCTGAAAAAATAATGGATGAAGCCGTAGAAAATTATGATTTTAAGGTAGATATTCCTTCAGAGCAATCAGAAGCACTTGATGTGTATGATAGGATGTTTCGGGATATATGGACACCTGATGATTTACTTGGTAAGTATTCTGAAGTCTCCGACCTAGCGGATGATATCTTTGATACTGAGAAGTTAGGTTGGAGTGGAACTCCTCACTCACCACCAATATATATGGTTCCGTTGTCAAATGATGAAGATGAGGAAGAATTAAGAAGAGAATCTGAAACTATTGCAAAGAATCTGTGGGAATGGGCTGAAGAAGGCAATGCTAAGGTTGGCAATGCTAAGGTTGGCAATGCTTAAATTTATTAACTAGTAATAACTAGTCATAACGAGGTATAATATGGTAGATAAAAAAATCACTATTAACGTAGATAACTCTGACGAGAACGCTGATTGGATTAAACGTGTCAGGGATGATAGGGCAAAACAGAAAAAAGAGGAAGAATCAGTTGATAAAAGTGAAGAAACTGAATTAGAAGTTGAGGAAGAAGAACAAGAGATAGATGAAGATTTAGACTCAATCGAAAAGCTAACTAAGTGGATAAATAATCAGAAGGATTAATATGGTTGATTTAAACTTAACAACATTAAATACTTGGTTAAATAAACAAGAAGCTGTAGAACATTTTGATAGTTTAACTGATTTAACTGATTGGCTATTTAAGGCTGTTTCTGCTGAATCTGTTGCTGAAGCAAAACGTAGAGGGCTTGTTCCGCAGTCTGGTGATTGGGAAAAACCTAGACGATGGGTTTTGGGCGAAGATGCTGATGTTGTTGAGGAACTTGATGCTCCACGAGTTTATTCTTATGATGAAGTTAAAAAATTTGTGGAAGATAAAATCACTTTTAAATTTGATTTTGATGAAATGCGAGAGAAATACGGTAGACGTAATATATTTGGTGATGATGACCCTGAAGATGATTATTATTTGGGATATGACCAAATTGAGGACATACTAGAGGTAGTAGTAGGTTCTATTGATGGGGGAGAGTTAGGACCAAGCCCTGAACATGTCTATGAGGGATTTGGGGAACCTAAGAGAGATAGACTTCATATGGTAGTAGGGGGGAGAGAAGGCAAGAGAAATATACCTAAATGGCAAATAGATTCGTTTACTGGTACTTTTCAGTTAGAGTGGGATGAATCTCCAGAAGATGAACACCTATCAGAGAAATTTGGTGGTGAGTTTGGTGGTGGTCATGTTAAAGCTCATTGTGATGCAGATAATAATATAGTTCTTTGGAGAACAAAAAATCATGTTACATATGGGCAAGAGCATCCTCCAGTAAGGCATCAAGTCCTTGCTGAAACTATGGTTCATGAATTGGCTCATACTTTTTATAGTAATAGTACTAGTAATGTTCCTTCTTGGATTAGGGCGCATGTAACTAATGCATATAATACGGCTGTTGAGTCTGAAAAGGGTTTTGTATCTAAATATTCTACAGTGAATCCAATTGAGTTCTTCGCTGAATGTTTTAAAACATATATATCAAAAACTGATTTATTAGAACGTACAAATCCTGAGATGTTTGAATTATTTGAAACCTTAAATCAAGCTGATTCAATGGAGTCTTTAGAAAGACCATTTACTGAAGAAGATTTTGATAAATATGATTTAAAAAATATGTTTTCTTTAGAAGAAGGTGATTTTAGTAATGCTTTTTCTAGATTTGAAAATTTTAGTAGTGATAGACCAATTATGATTGCTACTGATAAGGAAGAATATGAATCGTCAGTAAAACAACAACGTAAAGAAGCCTTAAATCATATGTATTCAGCTATTAAAAATTTAATTGCTACGGGTTATGTTAAAGAAGATTTAATGGGTCTATTAGATAAAAAATCAAACGATATGAAAATTTCTAATGAAAAAATGAGAGTATGGTTAGATGACCCAAATACGGAAGAAAGTATACGAGAGACATTTTCAGAATATGATACTAGTCGTTCATATGAGGAACTCTATCCTAATGTTCGACCAATATTTGAGGAATTAGTTGATAATGCTATTTCTAAATATCCTGATTATGGAAATGTAGAGCCTTGGATTTCTATGTTTGGGAGAAAAGATATTAATGTAAAGAAACAAGATTCTTCTGATATACCTACACCACTGGAACAGGGAGATGACCCTATAGGTTTAATTATTGACCCTATAGATGCCGGGTATTCTATAGATGAAGAATCTATTCGTGAAGCAAGTGAGTTTATTAGAGAACAAAAAGAAGAACAAAATTTGTCTAAACAGTCTCATAATAATTTGCGAGCTATGAATCCTCCAAGTAGACCGCCTTATGAGGGAGCCGTTTGGAATCCTGATACTCATAGATGGACTAAGGGTAAAGAAGAAGACCTTGATAAACAAGAGGGTGGTTCTTTATCCATAGCAGATGCAAAAAGTCGGGGTCTTAAACCTAAAACTGGAGATTGGAAGAAACCCGGTAGGTGGATTAAAAAACCTGATGATGATAAAGAGGAACGAGTAAAATCGTTAACTCAACCTAAGAGTCCAATTGCTCAGGAACTTAAAAAATTTAATGATAAAGTAGAGAAAATTCTTAAAACACTAGATGACTTGTTTCAAGGTCGTGTTGATAATCCACAACAGACGTTTGATGAGTTAACAGAGCTTAAAGAGGAAGTAGACCAAGATAGTGATAAGGCTAAACAAAAGGTTCAGTCTTTACAAGAAAAGATTAATGAGTTACATGGTCTTGGGAAGATAACTGATGAAGATAAGATTGCGGCTCGTAAAGAATTAGCTGATATGAAACAATTTTATGAAGACCAAGACCAAGAAGTGCGTCAGGCATTTGAGGATGAGAATTATGAAAAATTAAGGGAAAAATTAGAGGCACAAGAAAAAGAATCGCTCAAAGAAGAAGAACCACCACTAGAGGAAGATACCGAAGAACAAGAAGAAGAAACTAAAGATGAGGATGAACCATCACTAGAGGAAGATGAAGAAGATGAGGATGAGGATGAAGAAGGTGAAGAAGGTGAAGAAAATGAGGAAGATGAATCTTCTTTAGAAAATGATGCTAAAAATTTAATTGATACAGCGTCAGATAGTATAGAAACATTAAAGGATGTTCGAGATAAATCTGAGAAAGCTCTAAAGTGGCTAGAGGACAAATTATCAAAAGTTAGTAATGATGATACAGATTTAGCTGGTAAATTAGCTGGTAGAGTACGAAACATCAAGAATAAAATAGATAAGTTTAATAACTCAATATCTAGAAATTCTAATAAAATAAAAATGGCTAAGAAATTTCTTGATAGAGTAGCTGAAAGCACACTATCAATAAATGAAGATTTGAGTGAAAAAACAAAAGATTATCGGTTGACTACCGTAGCAGATAAACGTACTAAGGAATAATATGGTATGGTTGGCGTTTTAGATTTAACTGATTGGTTAGAAAAACAACGTAGGGGCTATCATAAACATGATGGATTTCCTGAACATCCTGTTCGGGTAAAACACCATGCAGAATATTTTACTGGACAAACTGATAAGCCTGACCAAGCCTCGTCTGATATATCATCAGAAAAAACCATAACAAATATTGTTGGTGACATACATTCGTTAATGATTCCTGCATTACAGGATGCTATTGAACAAGGGGAAATTCCAATGGGCTTGTTCAGTGTAGGTGATTCTCCAGAAGAATTATTATGGGGTTGGAATACGGCGATGAACCAAGACGCTGATATTTCTGAACTAAATAAAATAGATACGGTTAGAATATTTGGGGATGTATTAGATAAAGTTCTTTCGGATGAGGATTTTAATACTTTATTACAAGGACTAGAAAATGCTTTACCTTCTCCAAAACGTGCTGTTCTTGAGAAAGAAAGAGATAGATTAAGAAAAATTCTAGATGCTCCACCACCTAAAATTGACCCTTCAGGTTCTATTGCTGGATTATCGGAAGATGAAACAAATGCACTTCTTGTAGCAAAATGGGAAACAATGAATGCTTATGATTCTATTTTTAAAGAACTCTTGGAACTTGATGATGAGTATAGGTTTATTGTAGAAGTTCTTATTGGAACTCGACCTATAACATCAATACTGGATAATATTGATACTTTTGTCAATTCTGATAAATGGTATATTCATGATGTGATTTATGACCTTATGGAAGTTGACCCAACCGCAGACTTCATTATGGATATGGCTACTAATGAAGATTTAGATTTTGACAAACGCTCTAAAGCAATTTTATCCTTAGATGGAAAACGATTTCATGAACTTATTACAGAACTTACTGGTAGTGAGCATTATGATTTAAGGGAAGGAGTTAAGTCAGGTTTAATTTCTTCAGAATTTTTTGATAGTTTATATTATTTAAATCTACCTATGACTAATTATGAAAATAAAGTAGCTAAACTTGAGAAATTACATGATACATTTGGTAGAGATGCCGTTAATCATTTTATAGAGCATAATGAATTTCCTGAAGATGTAGTGTTTGATACTACATATACGTTTAACGTGATGAAAACAGACCCCGGTGAAGAAGCTAAAGAAGCTTTCATATCTTTATATAATAATACTAGTTTTGGTCATATTCATAGAGTTTCAATGAATGAGTGGGAAACTTCCAGTTCCTCTGATTGGGGTGGTTTATTAAAAGAGTCTATCGGACGGCAATTAGATGGTGATGTGTTACATCATTCTGGACCCACAATAGGCAGACTTCAAGAAATATATTTATCTAAGCCACAAAGATTAATTGATTTTACTGCATCAAAAAAGTCATTTGATGGGATTAATTTAAGGTATAAAACTAACCAAGAACTTTTAGATACGTATGTTCTTTCACATAAAAATGCTATTAGAAAAGTTTTAGATTATGTGTATAAAGACCAAGATTATATTCCAGTTTATCGTGGTACTAATAGAGGGGAAATTGAGGAATTAACTTCATTAGAAGAATATAAAGAAGATGATTGGAATCCAGTTGATGTTAAGGGAAATCCTGTAAGTAGCTATACTTTAGATTCTAAAGTTGCTCATAAATTTGCTGTTAGAGGAGATTCTGGTTGGGTAATCTCATCTTTGGTTCATAAAGATGATATTTGGTCTAATTTTTGGTCGCATTCATATCAGGGAAATGAAAGAGAATTTCTTGTTATTAATAAAGAACGTGAATCTGTTGGTATACTCTCCAACACTTTGAAAGAAACAGAGGGAAGCCCATTAGCATCTGATTATAATAGTTATGGTTTTAAGCAAGAATCAGTGTATTCTTTATCCGATGAACAAACCTCTGATATATTAGATTTATCTTTAGATGTTCAAAGTGCCTATAATATAGCACTTCAGGAGTTTTATTCTGTTAATGACCATATGAATCATTACACTTCCTTAAATAATTATTTATTGGAACAGGTTCAGAATAATGGTATGCCAGCATATAAAGCGTTAGAGCTTTGGAAAAACGGAATTCAGAACGCTGGATGGAAAAAGTATTCAGAGCTTAGAAATGACCCTGATTTTATGGATTTACCATACTTAATAACGGAACTCACAAGAAATTTTGAACTTGAAGCTGGTGACGAACAAAATATACAAAAATCACAGTGGATTTCTAAGCAATCATCTCGCACGATGTTGGTTCCGTATCGAACTATGGTAAATCGACCGGGGAAAACCCCTTATTTTGCTACTAGATGGAAAAAAGTTACGGTTCCGCAACGTACAGGTACTGCTTATAGTGTTGTTCCTATTGATGAATATACAGGAGATATTAAAAATATATATTCTTCATGGAAGGGATATGTTGGAGATAGGGAAGAAGGTAGACATGATTTATTTCTTCCAATAATTGCATTACAAGAAATACTATATAAAGGGTATGATGGACTTTTGGCTATATTTAATAATCGTATAGTCGGAGTGGTTAGCATACATATAAATCAGGCTGGTGAGGCTAGATTATCTATTTTATCAGCTTCCCCATTTGACATTATTCAAGGAACAGAAAATAGAATTGAAGATATGTTACGCCGTGGCGTGGAAATATATGTTCAAAATAAAGGTTTGGATTATGTAGGTATTAATGAAAAATATATTGAACATGAGCATACAGAAATGGATGAGGAAGATATTGAAATTGAGAAAGCTCGTGGTCAACTAATTCCTGTGAAAGTTCCTATAACATTACCTAGTGGGAAGAAAACTGAGGGTATTCGTTGGAAGAAGAGTAAATCTGACCCGAAAGGATTTGCCAACTTTGATGATGTTTTTGAAGCGGTTAAGGATAATCCAGATGTAAAAGAGTATTTGGAAAGTGTACTTAAAAGGGTTGCTTCTACATGGCAACGTGAAACTCTTGAGTTGGATATGAATCCCGAAAACACTGCTGTTGCCAGAGCGCGTAATGCAAGGGGAAAATGGGCATACATATGGTCTGATAAAAAAAGTGGTGAGAAAGATGCGGCTAAACACGCTAAAGTGGCTAAGTTTACGAAGGCTCTTCCTCAAATACGGAAAGATATTGAGAGAGGGATGAAAAAAGGTGATGAAGAAGCTCTTATTCTTCATCTGCTTGATGTTGCTGGATTGAGAATTGGAGATGAGCCTAATAATGGTTTCACAGATGATAAAAGTAAACCTAAAGATGAAAAAGGTTTATTTCCAAGAGTTCCGACATATGGAGCTAGACAACTATTAGGGAAACATGTTTCTGTTGAGGGAAATAAGATTCGACTTCAGTACCTTGGTAAAGATGCTAAACCTGCTGATAAGCTAATTGATGATGCTTTTCTAGTTAAATTCTTTTCTGAAAAGAAAAAGAAGGTAGGTGATGATGATAAACTATTTAAACCTACTTCTTCTAAAGTTCGGAGTTACTTGCAAAAATTAGGTGGTGGAAACGATTTTAAGCCACATAATTTTAGACATTATCATGCTACTAGATTAGTTATTGATAAGCTAAAAGAGTATCCTATGCCCACTGTTGATAGTGCGAAAATTTCTAATGCTGTTCGCCGGGCAGAGATTAAACAATATAAAGAGGGCGGTAGGAAGAAATTATCTCAATCTGACAGAAAAGCCGTTGTTGCTGATTATGTAGCTAAACAATTTAGAGAACATCAGTTAGTCGTGGCTAAAGTTAGTGCAGAATTTTTGGTTCATACCCCAGAAGTATCTGTAAAAGATTATATTTTGCCAACGGTTTGGGCTGAGTGGGAACAGGAGCAAGATAAACTTGTACGGAATCATATAAGTACTCCAGAGCCAGAACCTAAGAAAGTTCGTAAAATTACTAGAGTAAAGAAACAAGATTCTGATGATTATCAGACTTGGGAAGATATGGATGATTTCTTTGAGCGTAACATATATGATGAAGAAAGTACGCTTGATGATAATGCTGATATATTTTTAGAGGATATTGAAGAACGAGAAGCAGAAGAGGCTTCCGAGGAAGGTTGGCAATATCCGATTGAATTAACTAAATCAACTGCATCAATATCGGAAGCTAAACGTAGGGGATTAGTGCCTCAAAGTGGGAATTGGTCAAAACCAAAACGGTGGGTACTACCTAAAAATGGTGGGGAAGATAGTAGTAAACTAACTAAACTTCCAGAGGATACTTGGAAATATTTTGAGAAAGTTCCAGATACTATTCTTGTAGACATAGATAAATTAGTTCCTACACGGTCTAGACCCGAAGGTATAATTGAAGCTAATAAACGAATGCAACAGCTTTTATCACGCCGTAAGCCCCTCGATTTAAAAGATAATGGTGATGGAACATATAGTATATTAGACGGTAATTCTACCTATGCTAATGCCTTACATAGCGAGTGGAAGGAACTTCCCGGTGTGGTTGTAGAGAAACCTAGAAAGAAAGCATCTATAGCTTCAAAAAATAAACTTAATCCTCATACTGATGTAGTTTTTGAATCGGCTTCTCAAGCCCTTCCTTTTATTTTTAGTGAGGATTTTGAGATTAGCGATTTACAAGACATGTATTCTATTGGATTAGATGATTATTCTACCGAAATTACACAGGTAATGCATTATCCTGCTAGTACTAGTCCTAATATACCTAGCTGGAATTCAAAAATGGGTATCAAAGTTTTTATTGATATTAATGATTCCTCTGGACAAAAGATTGGAAGTATGTTTAGAACTTTTAGTAGAAAAGAAGGTATACTTTCAGTTACACACCAAAGCTTTTCGCTTGAGAAAAAGTTTCAAGGGAAAGGGATAGCTACTGATATTATTGAACACTCTGAAAATGAGTATGAGAAATTAGGTGTTAACGCAATTAATTTAACTGCTAATGATAGAATTGGTGGTTACACATGGGCTGTACAAGGTTATGATTTTAGAAATTATAAAGAGAAAGATAGAATTCAAAATCTGTTTAAAAAGTCTGTCACTAAGTTGCATGAGAATGGAAAGATTAGTGGGGACTTAGAACCATTATTGGAAACTTTAGAATCCTTTAATCATTCTTGGGAATTTGCTTCATGGAATCCCTCTGGTTATACGAGTAAGAAAGGTTATTCTCTTGGTAAGATGATTTTACTTGGAACTTCATGGGGAGCCAAAAAAATACTTGATAAAAAATCTATTGGTTATCAAATAGGGAAGGCATATTTTGCTTTAAAGAGACAAAAGAATGAACAAACATCCTAATGAAAACATAGGTGAAGATGGGGCTTATCTATTTCTTGAATTAGAGAACCCAGATTTTGAATCTACTATGATGTCTGCTATTGCAGAGATAATGTTAAATCATAGTGATGAACAAGAACGTGTGCAAAAATCCGTTTCTACTGAAGATATGGCTAGGGCTGAAGCAAGGGGGTTGGTTCCTCAGAGCGGTAACTGGAAAAAACCCAAGAGATGGGTTAGACCCAAAGGTGCTGTAATTAGTAAAACTAGAAAGAAGGCTCATGATGATTTGATTTTAGATAATTCTACTAAGGAAGCCATGAAAAGTCTTTTTGGTGAGGATTTTGATAGAAGTACTTTACAAGACATGTATTCTATTGGATTAGAGGATTATTCTACCGAAATTACTAAACTAGATGGTGATATTAACGATGAATATGGATTTTTATCTCTACATGTATCCATACATGATGAGAAAATATTCGATGATAGACCAGTAGCTGGATTTATGGAGAGAAATTTTATGAATAGAGATGGAAAATTGACTGTTGAGCATAGTCGTTTTATGGTTTACGAGACTTATAGGAATCAAGGAATAGCCTCTGATATATCTGAGAATGTTGAAAAACATTATGAAAAATTAGGTGTTCACAGTATTACATTAAGTGCTAATGCAACGGTTGGTGGTTACACATGGGCAAGACAGGGTTATGATTTTGTTGATGATACCTATAGGGATAAAATTAGAGATAGGTTCAAGAGGAATGTAAGGAACTTACATGAAGTTGGAAGATTTAAGGAGAGTTTAGATTCTTTGTTAGAAGAAATAGACTCATTTGAGCATTCTTGGGAATTTGCTAGTTGGAAGCCATCTGGATTTGAACGTAAGTACTATGAGAATTTTACTCATGTGGGTAAAGGGCTTATGGTAAATACTACTTGGGGAGCCAGAAAAACACTTGATAAAAACTCTATTGGTTACAAAATAGGGAAGGCTTATTTTGCCGCAAAACGAAATACTCCAATTACAGGATAACGAAGACGAAAATGGTGACTATCTCTTTCCAGAGATAGAGGATGATGTCTTTGAAGAAACTATGAGTTCTGCTATTGCAGAGATAATGGCAAATCATAGTGATGAACAAGAGCTTGTAGAAAAATCTACGGTTCCGCTTCAACTTGGATTTCCACCAATACCTGATATAGCTACACTAGAGTATTACGATTGGGTTGATGAAGTCATATCTAAAGCTGGTTTAGTTTTTGAGGGTAATCAACCACCGGGAACGAAAACTATTGGTCGTTCTGCTGAGTTACGTCTATATAGTACATTACAAGACGCAGTTCAATCGTTCTTAGAAACCCTTGATGGGACAGAAAGCCAACAAGAAGTAGTCGATGCGGTTCGGGAAGTCATAGCTAGATGGTCTGAAGTTAATATCCCACTAATGAATAGAACATTTGAAGAACTTTTTAAACGTGGTCTTTTAGCTGGTGTTGTAGCAGTTGGACAACGACTTGATATAGGTGATGAAAAAGTTCTGGAATTACTTAGGGAATCGGAACTAAAAATAGGTAGTAGAATAGTTTTATTTTCTGAAGATATAGCTAATAGGTATCAAAAAGTTGTTGAGAGAAATTTTGGACCGACAGAAGAATATAATTTACCCGCTATGGTTAGACAACTAAATGATGTTGCTCCAGCTAGAAGATTTGAGTTAGAGAGAATAGCTAGAACTGAGGTTGGACAAACTAGTGGTATAGGTAGATTTTGGGCATGGGCAAAAGAACCAGAAGATTTATATTTTTATCAATATAACTGGAATTCAACCCCCGATACTAGACGAAGAAAAATGAAAGAGATTAGGCAAAGCTGGAATCCCCTAACATGGGATGAAGCATGGTTCCTTTGGAGTCATAATAAACAAATGGTAGATGGAAAATGGCAAAATGGGAACATAAATTGTCGATGTACTGTTTCTCGTACTCCTGTAGATGATGAATATACTGGTAATAGGTTTGCTGGTAGGGAAAATATGTTTGAGAGAACTTTAGATGTTGACATGCCTTGGGAATAAACTTATGTAAATATAGTATTGCAAATAGTATCTATATGATATAATGCAATTCGTAAATAATAATGAAAACAATGAAAAACTCAAGATTAATAGTTGGACAGGTAATTTCCAACGCTAGAAAAACTAGAAATTTAAATCAATGGCAATTAGCAAAATTGTTAGGTGTTACACAACCGTATATATCTAGCATAGAAAATGGAAGGGCAAATATAACAATTGACCAAGTTGAGGATATTTTAGAATTATTAGATTATAGAATAGATATACAATTGAAACCATTAGGGTTAACCGATGAAGAGTCTCAAAAACTTGATAGAGTGAATGAATTGTTGTTAGGGACTGTTTAATGAATACTAATGATATAAATAGACTTATAACTGATGCGATAGTAAAGGGAATTAGACGCAATGCTGAACGTATTTTTAATATTTCCCAAGATACTGAAGGTTGCTTTGTCCCTGTTGATATTGGTACGTTAAAACAATCTGGTGAGAAGGCCGATTTGAATGATGGTGCTACTATAAGATATAGAGCCGATTATGCAGCAGAAATTGAGTTTGGAACTCCTGCACAACCTTGGTCTGGACCTCAAGAGGTTCGTACAAAGACACATAAACGAAGTGCGTATACTCGTAAAGATGGTACATATGTAAACGCCCATCGAGTCCAAGGTCATACTAAGCGTTATGAAAATCAACGATTGGTTGGATTTAGACCTAAGAATGGCAAAGGTCGAAGTTCCGAAAGGATTTATCGAGTTATGTCTAATAAAGGTGGTTTTGACGGACAATTTTTCTTGACTCGTGCCGTTAAGGAAGGAATCCAATTCCTTCCCTCAGATATAGAACTATATCTAAAAAGATTAGAGCAACTCTAGGGAGTATTAAAATGCAACAGAGAAATATTGAAAAAGACATCCAGAATGCAAATGCTGGACAGTTACATGTAATGGAGAAATTCGGTAATATGGCTGGAGATTTATATAATCTTTTAGAGATAGCATTTCCGAATGAGGCTCAGTATATGGCGGTTAAAAAGAGATTAAATGATGTAATTTATGGTACACGAAATGAATTACTATTTTATTTTAAGGATTTTAATCCAGAATAAATATGTTTTTAGCGTGTGCTAATATGAGTTTGGGGATAGGGTAGGGAAGTTTCTATATTAAGTTTTTTAGTTCAGTACCAGAGTAGTAATGTTTAGGTTTCTTAAATTTAGGTGTTTTATGTTGGTGCTGAATAATGTCAAATCCGTATTTTTTTCTTAAAACTTATCGTAACATAGCAAAACAAACTGCTACTCAAGACGATATTGAAAAACTTTATTATGATTTAATGTTTCGTTTACCAGAGGGAGATTCCCTCCATAATTGGTTTGACGATACTAGACCAAGTTTAGTTAAACAATCTATTGCTATTGATGCTGTTGCTCATCAGATTCACGAGAACGGTGATTCAACATTGCAAGAGATTTATCCCGGTGCAAAATGGGATATTTTTAAAGAGAATTTAGATAGCCTTTCTGGTCTTGAAAAAGATAATGAAGTACGCAGAGCAAATCGTGGTTATTATTCACCTGTAGTGAATGAATCCAAGATGACGTTTTTACGTAAGTCCATTGATTTAGAGGATATTCCACAGGTTGGTCGTACCACACAAGAAGATATTTCTGAAGCTATTAAAGCGTATGAGAATTTGGATAAAGCTGATTTGGCTTCTCCAGCAGAATTACTCACATTAGCCAGATATCATGGACCTGACAGTAAATATCATCGTAAATGCGAGATAAAAGGTTTCTTTGAGGGAGAATTTGACCCTCTAGTAGTTGGTGGTCCAGCTAGTGTGGAGATGGTTGATTCAGAGGGTCATCTAATTACTAGTGAAGCTCTATCTGAGGCATTTTCCAGATTTATGGAAAATATTAGATTACAAAATATTCAACTATTTCATTCAGATGTTCAGATTGGTTGGCCGTTAAAAGCCTATATTTCACCTACTGGTGAAGTGTTTAAATCTGGTGTTGATGATAAGGGATTGTGGTTAATTTCTGAATTACGTGATGATATCTCTATTGCCAAGAGAACTGCCGATGAGATTCATAAAGGAAATATTCAATCATATTCTATAGCTGGTAATGCTACAGAAACTAAGCACGTTACTAAGGGAGTCCAAACTTTCATGCAAGTCGATAAGATGGATTTGGTGGAAGTTACTTTATGTGAAAAAGGCGTAAATCAGGGTGCATTTTTCAATATCCTTAAATCCGAAGATGCAGCGACTAAATCGTGTGCTGATGGAAGTTGTATTCCTGTATTTAAAGAAAAACTACCGTCTTTTAGTTCAATTGATACCCATGAGTGGGGCGCAGTAATAACCGAAGATAGAAGTCGAGTTATTATTTGTGCAGATAGGTCTAATTCTATAACTGATGCACTATCATTAGAATTAAGAAAATTTGTTAGTGATGAAATTCCTATTGTTGTAGAACCCGGACCATATTTTAATTGTGTGCCTTTATTGAAAGCAGATTTTACTACCGTTGAAAAGCCAAAAACGGAAGAAGAGGAAATAGAGGCTCAAGATATTGATACGTCTATTATGGAAGATATTGAAAGACGTATTGAATCAATCTCTGATGATGAACTAGAGCCAAATGAACAAATAAACTGTTATGGGTATCAGACTGAGAATTTTGATATTTGTCCTAAATCTGTAGAGGCATTTTCTAAGTTATGTCAGTTTGATGATGAAGAAATACAATCTAAGGTTATTGAAGCTGTAAAAATTACCGATGAATTTTTAGGTTTAGAGAAAGTAATTTTAGAAGAAGATTTTGCCTCTGAAGATGATGTAGAAAATATGTCTAAATTGATTAATGATTCACATCATCTAATTGGTGAGATAAGTATTTTAACTGGTGAAGAAAATCTTGAAGATGATTTTGATTATTCAATCAATCATTTTATGAATGTTCTTGATAAATATTCTTCTTCTTCGGAAGAATCTCCTGATATTGCTAATGAGAACTTAGCGTTATTAGAAGAATCAAATTATAGACCTTCAGAGAAAGAGGCAGTTGAATGCCATACATGTGAGTATTTTGCTGACGGTGGGTGGTGTACAAAACTACATCAGATAGTAGACCCTGAGTATGTCTGTGATTATTTCAATGCAATGCCGGGTGCGGCTGAAGCAGAGGAATGGGCAGAAGTTTCTAGACAGGACTACGAATTGGAAGAATTGTTTGCGAAAAAAGGAGATTTTATGGATAGCTCATTGGAATATTTAAACGAGTGGTTAGAGAAATCTGAAGATGATATATGGGATGTTTCTGATGGTGAGAAGGAACGTCACGATATTATGAAGCAGTTTTATTCGGACATACTTATGATAGTCGATGAAGATGGTAATCCAGTGGATGAAACATAGACTACGACCACAAATATTAATAGGGATGGTAATTTTGGGCGGTATTGCGTTTTATTCGATTTATAATCAAATGACTGATATTGCCACAGGTTGCATTACTCTGTTAGGTGCATTAAGTATGAAAATTTTAGAGTCGGAGTAGCCATAGGGAAAAATATAATGCAAACATATGTTGGTGTGAATGAACTGCTATGGAAATTAGCAAGAGAATTCAGAAGTTTTAGGGAAGATTGTCCAAATCATATATCAGTAAAATGTGATACTTGTTGTGATGAAGGATACGTTCCCAAGGAAACATTTTCCTTATTAGACGTTATTGATAATCTTGATGTTTCAATTTCTCGTAATCTCAAGGGTATGAGGAATGTTACTGTATATACGTATTGGGGTGGAGAATATTCTGGTGAAGGGGAATCTGTAGATTTAGCATTGTGTAGAGCCATAGCCAATTCCGTTTTTAATTCAGATGAAGACGGTTTTGAAGATGAAGATATTGGGGATGATGGTATGGATGGCTAAAGACTCTTGGAAAAAATGTACTAAATGTTTTAGGAAACAATCTAGGAGAAGGGTTGAAAGTTTGTGTGGACCATGTGCTATGAAAGAGTTAAAGGAGAAACGTAAGCAAGAAAGGGCGAAACAAATAAATATATAAAACCCAAAAATTTTTTTGTTTGTTACTATTGACAAGTGTAGCAAGTCGTGATACTATTGATTTGTACAGGATTAGTTACGGTATTTATGGGGGGTTTTTAAATGAGCGTAGCAATAGAGACAAAAAGTATAGACCTTTCCAGTTGGTCAGTTCTCCACTATGCGGTATCTGCACTTGCTGGAGTTTGTGATTACGCTAACACTGATGACGGCAAGGGCTTTAACGGTGTTGATGCTAGTTTTGGTCACTCATTAGCTGAAAAACCATTTGAGAGTTGGACACCTAAAATGGTTCGAGCTACCTATAAAATGGTTCGGAAATATCGTGGTCAGTTATCAGGGTTTGGAATCGACTTTGATTCTATTCCTACTCCCGAATTTACTGATAGTGAGATTGAGTCTCACAAGGTTGCTACTAGAGGGGATGCTAAACGTACTGTAGCAATCGTAGGTGAAAATTTTGTTCTACGATTCCCGTATGACCCTTCGGTGGTTGCCAGTGTAAAAACTATTCCTATTGCACGTTGGAATCCTTCCAATAAAGTCTGGTATTTCCCCAAAACCAATAAAGATTCAGTAGCCCGATTTATTGAGGTTGCTAAAGAGTACACTTTTGATGCAACTGATGAGGTCAGAGAAGTTTCCAAGTCTGTTCTTTCGGTAAAAAAAGCTAATGCCCCATCTTTGAATGATGATGGGGTTGGATTGGAGTTATACCCTTTCCAGAAAGAGGGGGCAAAATGGTTGGTTGAGAAAGAAAAAGCTATGCTAGGTTGGGATATGGGGACAGGAAAAACTCCCACCAGTTTGGTAGCGATTCATTCTGCTGATGCGTATCCAGCATTGATAGTAACAACTGCCAGTATGAAATACACATGGGCTGAAGAAATCGAAAAGTGGTTGCCGGGGAAAACTTTCAAAGTTTTGAACGGTGGCAAGGCTTTGGGTAAATACGGTGATACGGATTTCACCATTATCAACTACGACATTCTGACTAAACACGTTGGTCAGATTGAACACGCTGAATTTAAAGGAGCGATTCTTGATGAATCACATAAAATCAAAAGTCGTGATGCAAAAAGAACTCGTTCAGCACTAAAAATTGTAAAGAACATTCCTTACGTATTCCTACTATCAGGTACTCCAGTAATGAACAAGCCAGTGGAATTAGTAACTCAGTTACAGGCTATGAATGGATTATCTAGTTTTGGTGGAGTTAAGAAATTCATCAATAGGTATTGTGACCCAACTATTTCACGGTGGGGGACTGATTACAGTGGTGCTAGTAACCTAGACGAGTTACATGCCAAGCTAACATCAACGGTTTACAATCGAATAACTAAAGAACTTGCTCTACCAGATTTACCAGACCGCACGATTTCTATAATTCCAAGTAGTATAGAGAATCGTTCAGAGTACAATCGGATTGAGGAAGATTTGATTGCGTGGTTAATAGATAATAAAGGTATGGCTTCAGCAGAAAGAGCTTCTCGTGCAGAACATCTTGTACGAATCAATGTTTTGAAAGATGCATGTGTTCGGGGAAAGATGAAGAATATCAAACTCTGGATTTCAGATTTCCTAGAGTCTGGTGAAAAATTAGTAGTGTTCTCTGATAGTAGGGCTGTTCAGAATACGCTAATAGAGGAATATCCAGATGCACTAACAATTCTAGGTTCCGATAATGCCAAGAAAAAGAATGAAGCTAAAAACAAATTCCAGAATGAACCTAATCAGAAATTGATTATTTGTTCTCTCAAGGGTGCATCTGAGGGATTAACCCTAACTTCTGGTTCAAATGCTTTGTTTGTAGACTTGGGTTGGAATCCAGCTACACATGACCAAGCAGAATCCAGACTTCATAGGAATACTCAGAAAAACGCAGTAAATTGCTACTACATTCTTGGAAAGAACACCATCGACAATTTTATCTGGAGTCTTATCGAGAAAAAGAGAAAAGTAGTTGGAAATATCCTTGATGGAGAAGAGGGAGATTTGGAAGTCAATATGCTGGATGATGTCATAGATTACTTAACTAGTAAGGAGAGATAGTAGAGATGGAGAAAATAAAAAATCAGTTAATAGAAATATATCAGGAAACTTATGAGTGTTCATATACTAAGGCATATGAGTTTATTAATTCTTTAGAGAAACAGGACATAATTGATTTAGCGTATGATTTTGAACTAATAACAGAAAAGTAGTAGAAGGAGTAATTATTATGGAAATAAAATTTGAAAAGGTATCTTTAGGAGTATATTCATCTGAGCATCTACAGAAACATCAAGAGTTTTCAGAAGAAAGTTTGCTAGTAGGGAATACTATAAGAGAGACTTCTAGTGGAGAAGAATATTTTGAGGAACTAGCTAAACTTCTTGGTAATCGAACATACGAGTTATCCAAAAACTTTGAGTTTGATGAACATTTAGAGGTGTATTATCCATCGCCCAAAACACTACCTAATGGTGAATATCATATAAATGGCTCACCGTATTGCTACTCTATATTTAAGCTTAGAAATTGTAGTAATATCGGAGCGGAGTATAGCTATTATACAAATCCTACCGAGGCTATGTTAGTAGGGGAAGAACAGGTTAAGAATTTACTAGTAAATTTTAGGGGGACTTCTCCTGATTATAAATCAGAGATAATAAGAATTCATAATATGTTTTTGGAAGCATGTTATAGACAGTCATATCATCCGAATATTTCTTTGGAACAAAAACAGGAGTTACTTAAAAGATATTCATCAGGTAGTACCCTTAATAGTTTAATTGGAGATTCCCTAGTACAAGCATTATAAACATACATCGGAACTAGCATTGTCAAATCCGACATATTAGCGTATAATTTCGTTTACTATGGGGGCATAATGAAGCTAATTATTTGTTTCTTTGTAATGTCTTTTATTCTGGTTGGATGTTCTAGCGTAGCAGATTCCGAGGTAGAACAAAAACTTGAACTGACTTCATCAGAAGTTCAAGAATTACTTCTACCTACTGATATTATATTACCTACTAAAACTCCAAAACCCACTAATACTCCAGAACCCACTAATACTCCAGAACCTGTAGTAGACTCTAGAAAAATAGTTATTGAAGAATTAACGGCATTTAATGACATAAGTAATAATTTTGTTTTGTTCTTGGGTGATGTTCAAATTATTTATCAACTGGAAGGGCGTAGATACCATCAATTATACATATCAAATTTTTTGGTTATAGGAGCAATAAATGTTTATGAGAGTGGGTTAAATTTATGGAAACCTACTTCAAATATTTATTATAATCAGTTAGAGGAAATTAAATTAGCAGAATTATATCGTATTTATACATTTAGAGAAATTGGCTATGGTTTGTTAGACTCTTTATTAGCTGAAGATGAGGAAAGTATTGAATATTATAGTTCGCTTCTTAGAGAGTGGAGCGAACATTCAGATAATAGGAAATCTATAGATTTGCAAATTGAGTTGTTGAAGCATTTTAATATAGACCCGAATTCTGTTGATTTTATATATGGTTTTCCAGAGGAAGAAAACGGTAGTTCTGATGCTACAGAGGGAAAGGTTCTTTTAAATTAGAGTAGTTTAATAATGGTTGACGATAGAAAAAATGTACATTTTCAGATAATTGAATTTAAATTGAATAATCCAAAAATATCTCTCCGAAAAATTGGAGAAGTTTTTGGTATTAGTGGGGAACGAGTAAGACAGATATGTTCAATTTATCAAGTATCTACAAGAAGAATTATTGAATCGCATCCATGTAAGGGATGTGAAAAACCCATTGTTGGTCAAATAACAAAGAAATTTTGTTCAGAGGATTGTTGGTTTCATTATTTATATATAGCGTTAGTGTGTAATACATGTAACCTATTATTCTATAGGAGAAGAGCCGTTGTATTAAAACGAGAGGATGACCCACGATATAAAGGTAAAAATTATTGTTCTAGAGTATGTTCAGCCAAGGGAATGTCACAAAATATATAAGTAAAATATTGAAGCGAAAGGATTTAAAAATGTTATTTACATGGAGATTATTTTGGAAACACCAAGATTATATACGGCAGAAGAAAAATCTCAGTTAGCTTACCTTATTGTAAAAGAAATTCTGAATGGAAAATCTGTAGCTCAAGCTTCCGACCATGTTGGAGCCAATAAAGCTACTATTTACTCATGGATTAAAAGAAATAGTCCAGAGGGTCGTTTAATAAAAAACGCTATGGAGAATTACAGAAGTGATGATTCTGTAGATACTGAACAGACTGAATTTGGTACTGAAGAAACTATAGAGCAAAAACTTCAACGTCTTATGATTCCATCGGAGAGAGTTTCTGCACCGAAATTAGATAGTAATGACGGTGTTGAGGAACGTGTTTGCTTAGTTCTTTCCGATTTACATATTGGTAGAAGAACACCTTCATTCGATTCGGAAGTTTATACCGATAGAATGGCTCAGTTATATGATTCTCTTGAGGATATTGTTACGTTGCATAGGAATAATTCTTCATTAAGGATTATTCATGTATTTGATGCTGGAGATAATGTTCATGGAGAACGTGTGGGTCAGCAAGGAAGAATGAATGATTTTGAGTTTGGGATTCCAGAACAATTAGCTATATCAACTAGTGTTATGGGCGAGTTGATAGATAAATTACTAGGTTTGTTTGATGAGGTTCATTGGCATGACGCACCCGGTAATCATGGAAATTTAGATAAGCAGTATTCTGCTGGCTCTAATTGGGATTTAGTTCGTGTTAATTTGATGGAAAATCTAAAGAAAAATCAAGAGAGAGTTTTTTTCCATAGACCGCCACATATAAATAGGGTGGCTTTTTCTATAGCTGATGTTATGAACCATAAGTTTTTAGTTACTCATGGAGATACAATTAAAAGTTATGGTGGATTCCCGTTTGGAAGTGTTATTAAAAAAATGGAGCATTGGAGATTTATTGAGGATTTTGATGCCGCCGTTTTAGGTCATTTCCATACAGCTAATGTCTTAAATTTCAATGGTATGCCCATAATAATGAATGGAACTTTGGTTAGTCATGATGAGTATGCGTTACAGTTAGGTTATGATTCACCACCAACTCAAACAATTTTTGGTACATCGGAAGATAAGCTCGTTACATGGCTTTATCAAATAACCTTTGATTAGTGTTGACATATGGGCTTATTATTGGTATTATTTATAGTAATCGGGTCGTAGGACAACTCTACGGAAAAGGTTGCTAGGAAGTTGTGCGGTGGATTTTTCACCAGTTATCCAGCATCGTTCTCGATTACTATATTACTCCTATATATTAGTGTAGGTTAATTACTTACATTCTGCGATTAGAGATTTGATGGCTGTCTCTTAATCGTATTTAATATATAGGAGTAATTAATATAGGGGGGTTATTATGCGAGGGATATATGGACAGAGTTGTAAACAAACAGAGAGTTTTTGCGTTACGAGAGGAGCATCCTGATTGGACATTAGATGCTATTGGTCAAGAGGTTGGAGTAACTAGGGAACGTGTGAGGCAAATCTTAAAGAAAAGAGGTATGCCTACTAAAGCAAAACGCACTCCAAGATTATGTTCTGTATGTAAGGTTCGTGTTGAGACATCTCGTAAGTTTTGTTCTTCAGAGTGCAGAAAGAAAAACTCAAGTATTACTTTTCAATGTAGTTTTTGTGGGATAGACGTAACTTGGGCTAGGTCAGTTTATAATGCTCAAAAACGTAGAGGATATAAAAATATTCATTGTTCACGAGAATGTAGTATTAGACATATTTGGAAAATTAGACATGCGGAAATGGAGTTGATAAATGGGAGTAGTGAATAGGTTGAGGAAAAAATGGAATACATAACATTAGAAATTTATTTAAAAGATTTATTAGATACCTGTGATGAGATGTTAGATTTTATTGATTATGCACGTACACATCCAAATGCTGTTTCGGCTCCAAACCCACCAACATTGCAGAAAATTGACCAGTGGGCTAAAGTTATTGAGCAAAAAAAGCAATCATCTAAATCCTCAATAGTAGAAGTAGATTAATGTCTCTATATAATGAGAAAGAGGTAGAAACTCATTTAATTTGTCCTTACTGTAAGGGCGATGGAGAAATTAATAACTTAGGTCATTACTTAAAAATATTGAGGCAACAAGCGAATCTTACTCAATGTGAGATGGGTAGTTATACAGGATATTCTCGTACCCAAATTCAACATGTTGAGAGAGGACTTAGAAATCCATCTCCTGAGTTATTAGATAGGTATAGGGAGTTACCTGTTTCTCAATCATTAAAATTACCTATGAAAACTTTATACCCAAGGTAGGAAAAGATGAGTAAAATAATTGAGCCTAAAGTTTTTTTAATTGGGGAATCAAAAGTTAATGAAGATGAAGTTCAAGCCCTTTTAGAGCATTTAGGTGTTCCTGATTGGTCTTCAGATGCTAGTACCGATATTGAGTTATTATCAGAAATTTATGGTAGGTCTTGCTATAAATCTTTTGGAACAACCTTAAATCCTAATGTTACTAGAGTAAGACAATCTAGTAAAACTTATCTAAACAATATTATTGAGAAAGGCGATGGTAGCGTTCTGGAACATGGTGTTGCGAATTTTTTCTTTGCTGACGTTAGCAGAGTTTTTACACATGAGTTGGTTCGGCACAGAGTCGGAACAGCTATGTCTCAGGAAAGTTTACGATATGTGCGTTTAACTGACTTGGATTATTATGCCCCCTTATGTATACAAGAAAATGAGCAAGTTATGACGTTATTTACTAAAACATTTGAGGAACTATCTAAACTTCAACAAGAGATGGCTGATATTTTTGATTTAGATGGGTTAGATTCATTTGGAGAAAAGAAAGAATTAACTTCTGCTATGCGAAGATTGGCTCCGATTGGATTAGCCACTAATATCGGATGGTCGTGTAATATGCGTACTTTGAGACATGTTATTGAAATGCGAACTGACCCATCAGCGGAAGAAGAAATAAGGTTAGTTTTTTCACAAGTTGCTGATATAGCTATCAAGAGATGGCCGAATCTATTTAGTGATTACACAATTTCATTACCTGATAATAGTCCTATACCTGTTTATACAGCTAAACGTACAAAGGTGTAATTATATGAACGATGGTAAAACTTTATTTGAGAAGTCTTGTAAGCACATAACATCATTAGGGGATTTAGAGAAAGACGTATCTCTTCAATCTTTTATGGATACTGAAGAATTAATACGTCTTTCAACATCTTATTATCATTTTGCTAGAGATGCTATGCCAAAAGAAATTGTGGAGTTTGTTCTTGGAAATCTTCATATTGGGTACATAATGGGGCGTATGGCTTGTGGGGAAAACTCGGATAATATAATTTCTAATATTATTGATTGGACAGGAGAAAATTAATTATGAAACGTATTCAAGAATGGGTAATTTTTGTTATTCAAATCGTAGTTAAGTTAGGTCTATTAGGAAAGTATAAGTTGGTATCTACCGCCATTGATACTAAGCCAGTTATAAATCCAAATCATCAGAGTGGGTTAAAAACATTAGAGAATACTATTTTATCTTTTGGAAATAGGAATGATGAGTTAAAACAATCTTTAAATACAGCTAATTTAGAAATAGAGAGTTTAGAGGCAGATATTATTGGATTATCTAAGGAAGTTGTAGAGTTACAGCAGAAATTAACTTTTATGGAAACTAAGAAAAAACAAGCTGAAGATAAATTGAGTGTTGTAACTAGACAACATGCTCCATTACAACAAGAAGTTAAGGAATTAAAAGATGTTTTATTAGAAGCTGAAACTTTAAGTGAAGAGCTTAAAATGGAGATGAAAAAATGGCGAACTTAATAAGTAATTTACGAGGGTGTCTTGACTTTTTTACGCTTCCTGATATACAATATGAGGAACATGATGGTTATTTTGTACGTAGTGCTATAACTACTGATATTGTTAGAATGGTTAATTCTGGAGAGCTAGACCGTTCTAAGGGTCGCATGGAAGTTAAAGCACTTGATAGTAAGTTTTGGACTTGTAATGAAGATGATTGGAAGAAAATTATTGATTATGATTGGACTGATGAAAAGAAATATGTATCTGAACAATATGATTGTGATAATTTCGCCTTTAATTTTAAAGCAAGAGTTGCAAGAAAATTTGGTGTAAATTCAGTAGGATTAGTTGTTGATTACTCAGGGGGACATGCTTATAACGTGATTGTTTTCTCTGATGGTACTTGGAAACTATTCGAGCCACAAACAGATAGATTTCCTAGATTGGGAACTGGACAATATAAATTTGAAAATGGGTTTATTTTGATATAGGTATAAGTATGGAAGAAGATATAAAAACACAATATGCGGAATATTCTTGTCCAAGGGGTCATAATTTTATAACAGATTCCCCTATAGTTATTGCTGTTGAGGAAGACCCCGAATATAACTCAGGGCCGATATGTAGTTATTGCTATGTTGATTGGTTTAGAAAAAATCTTAATGCAGAGGAAGTTGAATAGATGGTTCAAGGTTTGTTAGGAAGAAAAGACCGAAATAATGGAAACTCAAACTCAAATGGATATCATTCTGATAATTCTCAGAATAGTTCTGGTCAAAATAGTTATGTTGATTATTTAGCTGAAGCCAGACATCAATTAGATGAAGTAAAAGAATATAGTGATGAACAGGCGTATCAGGTGGGGATGCTCAATGCTTTAATCGGTATCGGATATGAGTTACGTAAGATTAATAAATTTAATAGAGCCAACCAGTAGTTGATTGGTAGGGATTGCGTATAGGTTTAATGTGTCATCACATGTAATATCGTTTAATTTTAATGATAGCTATGGCTGGTATTCCAGCTATGATGACTTAAATTTATTAGCTTATAATAGTTATTTTGGGTGGTCTTTACTTTATAGCTATAACGCAATCCCAACTAAACCTAGACTTTTTGCTTCCGAATCTATTTTTGCTATTATGGATAAAGTTTTTGAGTTAACTGGTAAACAGATGAGATTTAGGGATACTAATCAATATTCTCATTCTGAATTGAGTCATTTATAAGTGGAGCTTTTTAAGTGAAGAAGGGTAGTTTGCATTTTGTGTAAAAGCTTCACTTATAAATAACTCAATAGGGAGATTTTAATGTATGGAAATTCAAAAAACTACTAAGGGTCAGGGTCGAGGACTACAACGAAAAGTTAATGATTTATTTCCTAGAAATGAGGTAGAGGTTCCTGATGCTACACATGGTGAATGTAGACGTTGTGGGCAATTGAAAGAGCTAGGTGATGGGTTTTGTATGAAATGTTGGGATAGAGGCTCTAACAAAAATAAAGAGTATAAAGTCCCTAATGTGAAAAAAACTGCTAATAGAATTAGAAATAAACGCTACTATGATAGGAAGAAAAAAACAGAAATAAATTAACATGATAAAAATAGTCGATGAGTTAGGATTTGATATTGAAGATGATGCGGAAGTGGTGCAAGTGAGTAGCACGTTTCTTCACCAAAGAAAAAGTACTAGTGCAAATCTAGTCTTCCGCTCCATAGATTCCACAACAGCAAATAGTTTATTAACAGAACATTATTTGGGTAGTGTTCCAAGTTCAAGGGTTTTATGTTCTTATACAGATGGTGAAGCTGTAGCAATTTACGGTAGACCAACAACAGGTAATGTTAGATTTGGATGTAAGACACAAGAGTTAATGCGTCTTTGGAGTCCTGATGAGTATAATGGGATACTATCTCAATTTCTTAGCCAAACAATAAATCAGGTAAGACAAAATTTTCCAGAGGTTCAGTTATTAGTTGCATATGCGGCTCCAGAAGTGAATCATCATGGTGGAATTTATAAGGCTTCTAATTGGTTTTATGCTGGTAAAGCATCTCAAGGTGGTCCACAAGCATTAATTATAAATGGTGAAACGGTACATACTAGAACAGTTAATCATAGGTATGGACACGCAAATAGAAAACGTCTTGAACAAGAATTGGGAATTGAAATTACAGCTATTAAACGAGTTCAGAAACACACATACTATTATCCATTGAATAGAAAAATAAGAGCTATATTGAGAGAAAAATATGACAGTAAAAGTTAAAGGTGAAGTACAGTTTCTAGATAATGATATTGATTTATCAAAAGTAGATAAATCAACATATCAAGTATTAGTCGCACCAAATATTACGTCTGCATCTAACTTAGAGAAAGACAGTTATGTGTTAGTGATGGAGAACGTGATAAGAGAGTTGAATAAAATAAGAGATGATTTATTCTTTCACTTACCACTTACCAAATATTGTAAGCGATTAGATTTTTATAATACAAAACAGTACATAATAAAACTCCCTAGTTTTCCAAATGCAATGAGGGCGCACTATGATTTCTTTCAATGGAACGAAATACTCAATGCAAAGAAAATAGAAATGGATGTATTGTGGAGTCATCTACCAGAACAGACTACTAATTTAAAAAACCACTGTCATAATATATTCTCTCAAGATATACCAGTAATAGGATATTCTCACTGGATAGAGAATAAAGAGTTTGCTCCACAATGGAAAACAACTTTTTATCATAATAATATTACAGGTATGTTACAAATGGATAAATGTGGACTCAATACACAGACACAGATAGATGCAATATTAGATGAAGCAAAGGAATACTACTCTCAAAAAACTATTGACAAGTTATCTGATATTATGATACCTTTGTATCTTGGTATTGAACCTAATAAAGTATCTAAGTCAGTGAAAACCGATACTGATAAGATAATAGTGTTCAACCACAGAACTAAAGAGTATAGAGGTTGGAAAAATTTTATCAAGATAATACAAGAGTTAAGAAAAACGAGACAAGATTTCAAAGTGTTCTGTTCAATGATTGACACTGCTGGACAAGCACTGGTTAAAAAGTCATTTGATGATACTTCATTCTTTGATTATGATGGGCCATCAGATAGAGATGAGTACATTGCAAAATTAACTAATTGTAGAGTGGGGTTTCATGGTGGTACAAGATGGGCAATGTCAAGTCAAGATGGGCTGTGTAGAGGAATACCTTATGTGTTTGAGAAAGGTTCTGAAACTGGTGAACTGTTTGGTGATAGGATGCAAACTGGTTTTTCAAAAAACTCAGAGGCGATTGATTTATTTAATCGTATGTTAGATGATGATGAATGGAGAAATGTACAATCACAATTAGCACTTGACCATTGTTCAAATGTGCATACTTGGAGCAATAGAATAAAACCATTCAATGATATGATAAATGGTGCGATAGAAAATCAATTAAGTATGGTAGTAAAATCTGGTGAGAAGAAAGATGACATAGTTGATTTTATAAAAAGAAACAAGATGGTTGATACTAAAACTTTATCGGACTATTTGGGTTGGGGAAGACAAATAGGCTTTCGTAGATATAGGAATTATCTTAGAACTGTGGATGGTATCCACACAACTGTTATCAATAAGAAGGAATATTATATTTATAATGAAAATTTTACTACCCTATAGAATACCACATGATAGACAGTTAGACGATTATTCAGTTCCAGTTCAAGGTGGTGGAGAAATGTTCTATAGGTCTATCTATGAAAACTTTGATGTTGAAACATATCAAATACCTTTTGATATTGTAAACTTTGATTTTCATGAGAAAAAGAAAATTGCAAAGAGTATTATAGAAAAAGCTGATGAGATAAATGCAGATGTGATTATTAGTAATGGTTCACACGCAATAGACAATGGAAGTGATATCGCAAAGTCACACATTCCAGTTATGTCTATTGTTCATGACTTACCCATGTTTCCATCAATCATATCACGATTAAATAATTTACATTTGAAAGGACACTCTATATTTTTTGTGTCTGAGTGGCAACTAGAGAGATATACCGATAAGATAAAAAAACTTCAAAACTTTGATAATCTTAATATTTCTGGCTACATAAACCCTGACTATTGTAAACATAAAGTAGATTTACTAGACATTGAGTATGATTGTGGAACGATAGGTAGATGTAATAAACAAAAAAGACCTTTCATACTAAAACAACTATTGAAAGATACTGATATAAAAAATCTAGTGCTTACCAACACACCTACAACAAAGTGGGATAATAGTTACTACAACAAACATAAAGAGTACGATAATGTATTGTGGGATTTACCACATAACGAAGTTATGACCAACTTGTCAAAATGTGGTTCATACTTTTCTACTTGGGATAAAGAAACGTATGGTATAACTGCACTTGAGGCTTTATCCTGTGGTGTTCCTGTGATATTAAACTCTTTCAAAGATGGAACACACGCATCTGAAATTATACCAGCAAGTAAGAAACACTATAGACTGATACCTAAAGATGATAAGGATGCACTCATATCTGCAATCAAATCATTCAAAGATGTAGACAGAAAAGAGATACAAGAAATGACTTGGGAAAAACATAACTTAGACAGTTGGAAAACAAACTTTGAAAACTGCATAGATAAGACAGTAGATAGATTTAAAAACTATGTTAATTAGGATATATATTCTTACATTGGAAAGTACCTCAAATTAAAGGAGAAGGAATAAAATGGGTTTTATATTTCAAGTTTTAAGTAACCGTAAGGCAATGAAATCGGCGTGGGAATTAGTAACATTAATTAAAAGCACAACATCTGATGGTGAACTAAGTGCAGATGAACGTAACATGTTAAATTCTGCATTTTGGAAACTAGCTGGTGAAATTAGAGCAAGTGTTAAATAATCCAAAAACCCTACAAGAGTTTTTTTCTGAAGATGGTAGGTTTGATGAACTTATTTTTTACCATGAGTTTGAAGATGCTTTTGTAGGGTTAGCTTGGCAATTTAATCATCAGGCAGTTATATATAATCGTCAGAAATGTATTGAGATTCTTATGAGTCACGATATGTCTGAAGATGAAGCTATAGAATATTTTGAGTTTAATTATTTGGGTGCATATCTTGGAGAAAGTACACCAATATTTTTTACGCCTATAGAGCCGTCTGAAATTTTTGAAAATAAGGCGTGGTTATCTGATGTATGACTATAAGATTAAACGTGGCAGTATTACTGTAGTTGACGGTGATACTATTAAATGTGTTTTAGACTTGGGATTTAGTATTATGCATAAGGCTACTATACGATTGGCTGGCATAAATTGTCCTGAGACAAGAACTAGAAATTTAGTCGAAAAGGAACTTGGAAAACAGGCTAAAGCTAGATTAAAAGAA